CCAGCCATTTGCTCGGCATATCATAAAGCCCACGATAAACGTGAGTGTCACTGCCCAACGGATGCTGCAATGCCTTATGGAGATTGCCTTCAATTTCGCTGATTGTGTCGGATCCACCTACACCATAACGGAGAGAATTATTAATCCTTTTGGCATACGATCCGAGGGTGTATTTGTGTATTGCGTCTCGCTGATTCTCCGGGAGTTTTTGAATATAGTCGGTGTTTGCGTCCAACCCTGCCTGATCAAAGTCCCGATAATTGCGCTTTTCCGGTTTCGGTGCGTTTGCCTTATATCCGTTCTTCTTCCAGTCCTCAAATGATGTGTTATCAATCAGCTCTCGCTTGCCAGTATCCGGATCTTTGGCCCACCGTCGGCTCGGCAATGACTGCAAAGCTGGCTCATACGGGACTGTCGTACAGCGGCAATAGGCATGGATTGGCGGATAGTTGACACCCGGCTTTCTGTCGGCAGTCTTGTAATGGTTACCGTCCAGCTTTCGACATACTTCACAGGTGTGGGATTCCAGTGTTGCCAAGTACGTGTATTCCTGGACGTCCATTTCCTTGTACGACTGGGCCGTGGCCTCCTCCGAAATGTGTGCCATTTCGCTGATCACCAATCGATGGATGACGTGCTGACTGAAGTCCTGCAACTGGCCGCGCATCTCTCGCTCAATCCGTGCATAGCTGTATCCAAGCGTGATGCTCTGGCTTAGGTTATTGACTAGCAACTCTGGCAGATCATTGACGGTGTTCTTCCACAACCGCTTGGAAAAGTTGCTCCCTACCCACGGCTTATTGACGACAATCGCAAGCTCTTTTTCATTGTACGTCTGGAAATTGGCGGCAATCTGCTGGCGTGCCATCTGGATGTTGTAATTCGTCCGCATGTACGTGTCATCAAATTGGCTGGCCAGCGCTGATTGGAACTTCGGTGACTCCTTGTCACTGAACTCTGCCATGTGCTGCTGCATCTGAAACTGTAGTGCCTGCAACCGACTGACGCGACTCTTAATGTACTCCAGGTCAAGCTCTCGGTCATGACCGCCTTCAATTGCTTTGGATCTGAACTCGTCCAGTGTCATCTGCCACGTCTTGGCGCTCATTCCAGACATCAGTGCCTGGGCATCGGTAATGTCCATCGTGCCATCCGTCTTGGCGTATCTTGCGTACCACTGCTGGAGATCATCCGCAGCACTCTTATATGCTGCATCCAAACGACTGACCATGCCGGCCTCGTATTTGGCCGAGTGCCGCTGCATGTTGACCTGTGTCTGCAAGAAACGGCGCTCCCAATAACTAAGCCTTTTCTTCGCCATCTTCGTCACCATCTTCGCCATCGTCCTTGCCTAACGGATCAGGACTGGCGAATGGGTCGGGTGTCTGGGCCCGCTCCTCCTTCTCACGCTTTCGGTCGCTCAGTTCGTCTTGCCAGTCAGAGACTAGCGGATTGTTCTTAGCGATGGCTTCATCGGACGTGACTTGCGACAGTTTGGAGATAATGTCGGCCTGTTCCACGTCGTTCTGAATACCGCTGCGGATCCAGGTCTGCTTGATGGAGAGATCGGACGGTTTATTCAGCTCATCCAGGATAAAGCGCACCAGCTTGTTGATTGACGGCCGGAACTCTGATTCCATCTGGCCAACTTTGAGCTCCAAAGGGCCGTACAACATCTTCATGGCCACGCCAGTCATATTGGTCCCGGCCTTAAGGTCCTTAGGATTGACGCCTTGTCCTTGGATAAATATGTTGTCAAACGTCTCCTGCAGCAGCTCTTTGCGGGCGTCCACGGGAATGTCGATGGTCAGCTTGCTCAGGCCGCTGTTGTCGCTGCCCTCTGACTCAAATTCGGCCATCTTGTACTGGCGGAGGTTTTGCAAGAACTCATCCTTGTCAGTCCCTGAATAGTTGGTCAGGATCAGGATGACCTGCTGAACGTCCTGAACATCATTAACGAAGCCGTTATAAACAAGGTCATAGGCGTCAATCAGGCCCTTAACCGCACACAAATCACCGGATTTATCTGATTTGTTGTTGAACGGAATGAACGGAATGCCGTTGAATCCATGGTTAATTGTGGCCGTGTTGTCCATCGCCTCAGCATTGACCGAATCAGTCACGCCAATGCGTTGATCATAAATCATCTGCGTGTAGCTCTCGCCCTGTTCGCGTTTGAAAAATGTAGCCTGATCCTGTGTCCAGTACTCGTCGAAGATATACACCTTGCCATCTGATGGATCCAACTGCTCATAGGTCCGGCGCACTGCCTGCAGCTCATCATCCAGAGTGGACTTGTATATTGGCGTCACCTCATTGGGCGGCACGATTGCATACTTGAATTGGCCTTCTGGACCGTGCCAGCAGTGAATCCAGCCGACACCGGCAAGCGAAGCATCCACAGCTATCCGAAACAGTGTCTTGTTCCAATCGTCGCCGAGCACTTCGAGTACCTGCTTGTTCAGTGAGTCGTTGCCGGTGTCAATCATTGGCGGGCGAGAAACCCCGAACGCTGCCTTTTGGTCAATCAACAGCTGCAAGAAATTTGAGCTTACCCGACTGTCGTGCATTCGCAGCGGATTGTCCGGCTTGTCGGTCTGCTCATCGGCTTCGCTCTTCTGCTTCTTGCTTTTCAGCACAATGTCGTTGCGGTTGTGGTAATACCGTTTTGACTCCTTGTATCGGTGATCACGTTTCACCAGGTCGATATCGGACTGCTCAAACACCTTGCGTGCTGTGTCCAAGTCCATTGGTTTTGCATTTGCCATTGGCTCACCTCCCATGCCAGAAATAACTGCGTTTGAAATATGGAACGATGACGGTCTCGACCATGTACCGGTCGGCGTCGCAAGCATGGTCATGCTGCTTGACCGGCTTGTCTTCGCCACGATCAGCAGCCTTCTCATCCCAGATATACGAATTCATCTCGCGGAACGTATTGACGCACTTGCTTGACCATTTGATCTTGCCCTCGTCCATCAGTGACATCTCGCTGCGGATGCCATCGAGTACATTGTTCTTTGCATTCCTCACTCTGAATCCCCTCTGTTTGAGCGCCACCTTGAACGACTTGGCCGACGGATCCAGAATGACTGGTACTGCTGATTTCTCTAAGCCGTCACGCTTATAGAATTGCTCTAGCTCATCGGCGTACTGCTCATCAGACAGCTGCGTGTTGGTCTCACTGTCACGGCCGGAATAGTAATACTCGTCTGTGGAATACCAGACGCCCCGATACAGGCTCCATCGCTTGAAGGCCGTGGCGTTCATGGTCCCGTAGTCAATGCTGACAGCATCTTGCTCATAAACAGTGTCCGCCGGCAGGTCCACGACCATCGTCTCCTGATTGAAATTGGAGTAGATGATCCCTTCGGCCATAACCCACAGGCCCTGGATATATCGCTTGTAGAACACTCCAGAATACTGGCTCTCATAACGCTGCCGCGTCTCCAAGTCCATCGAAGGATTGTCCGTCATTAAGAAATGCAGCCGCAGAGCGTTACGCTGCTGAATGCGGTCAATCCATTGAACCTTAAACCAATGATATGGGCCCGCAGGATTGCAGTTAAACCACAACTTGGCACCTGTTTCCGAGTTACGGGCTGTGGCCTGATTGACAAATGATTCCGGCATTAAAGCCACTTCATCAAAGAAGAACCCAGCCGTCGTCAACCCTTGAACCAGGTCCTGACTGGATTCATCTTTACCGCCAAACAAGTAATAGTAATTTTCCTTCCCGCCGCGACTAATTGTGATCATGTTCTCGGCCCGATTGTCTCGCAGATGAAAACCACGACTGGCCAGCATCTGTTTCAGTGGCCCGACCACATTTCGGCGTAACGAGCCGATTGTCTTGCCCGCCATGCCGAACTGTTTGCGGTCAAACGTGTGCATTGACCACAGGACAAACGACATGGACATCACGACCGTCTTGCCGGCTCGGATTGAACCGTCGGCAATTACCATGTATTTATCCTTCGTCGCCGGATATCGCCACCATGAGAGGACTTGCATCTGTCTCCTGGAAAACGGTTGGAACTTAAACGTCACCGTTTGTTTCGGTCGACGATTGATCATCAGCTGCATCTTGTATGTCCTCTCCTTCCCACACGTTGGCTAGATTGTGATCAATTGCGTCGATAAAGCCATCGTCATCCTGATCACCGACTTCTTCCGGATGTAGAATCAGCTTAGCTTGACGTTCCAGCAGATCAGCTTCAATCTTGGCCTTTCGAACCTGTGCTTCGAACAACGGATCAGCTTCCGCCGTCGGATAACGTTTCAGGATTTCCTTTATCGCACCGATCCGCGTCCTGATATCGGCTTCCTTCTTCACGGTATCGAAGTAGTCGGGCCCGGACACCACAACAGTCTCCTTCTCCTCACCACGGGCAATTCGAGTGAGCAGCTTCATGGCTTCGTCGGCCTTCATGATCTTGTCGTCTTCAAGCTTTTTCATGAGCTCATCGACGGCCAGTTTTATCTGAGGTTTTCTGAGGTTCTCAGCACCGGACTGATATGCCGTTTTCTTGCTGTATCCAGCTTCCAGAGCGGCTTGCGTCGCATTGCCCAATTCAACGTATGCAGTAACGAACTTCTGCTGCTTTGCTGTCAATTTCACTACATCTCACCACACCTCCTAGGACACTGATTTCCCCAGTTATTTGTTCAGTTCGATTCGACGCTTCGAGAAGCAGTAAGACAGGCCGAACGCATTGATTTGAATCCACGACTCAGCGTATTGCTTGCCGTTCTCCCAATACTTCGTAAGATAATGGTGCATTGTGATTACCTCCTATGCAAGATTAAAGGCCGCAGTCATTTGCCGCTGCGGCCTTTTTCTTTCTCTTTTTCCTTTTTCAGCCATTTCTCTAGTTCGGCGTCCGCCTTAACATATTCAGGTGGCTCATAGCCGTACTTGGAATGGATCATCTTGGGCATGAAACCACCTCCCGAATTTGAGTATAAAAATAGCACCTCACCGTTTGGTGGAGTGCTATTAAATATTGCTGTGCTTCCTATTTTCTAAAACCAATTTGGCGCATTTTAGGCAATAGCTTCTTTTTCATCTGTTCCTGATATACCGGTTCGTCAAGAGCAAGCATCGATGTAACGTTTCGGAAGAAATATTGTTTTCCAAATTGGTCGTGATCAGTTAAATATCCTTCCCCACTTTGAATCTTAGGAACAACCTTGGTATCAAAATAGTGGGATTCTGCCGGAAGATCAATCACTTCTCCATCGGCCATCGTTAAAATGTAATGTGTCACAATAATCACCTCGAGGCAATAATAGATTGGTTCTCATTGAAATACAATAGCGAGGTGATTATTTTTTGCCCACGACCGAGTTCAGGCGGTCTTCGCTTCCTTTCGAAAGTTTGTGGGCTACGCAATCGGCGGGACTCGAACCCGCATGCTAAGACTCAACCAATTTGAGTTACGATTGCTCCCGACACGCTCGCCATGCAGCCCGCGCCAATGGCGTGTAGTAGTGGCTGCATGGGTCATGGCATGAGGGCCCCCGACCTAGTGAGTGCCAGGCTGGATGTTAGACAGCCTGATTCCATTTTTTATTTTAACCGCATCCATGATGTGGCTCTGAACGAGGGGCAATGATGGCATCAGGATTCGGACCCGATTCTAAACTGGTCGATTTCAACCAGTTTGGGCACCAGCCACCACCTCAGTAATTTAGCAAAAATGTATATGCGGGGTAAAGGGGAGGAATACCCTGTGCTTTCGCACAATACAAGAATAACAGTTAAACCCGAACTTTTACTGCCGTTATTCTGCCAAAAGTCTGCCATTCTCATATGCTTCGGCAAATTCTTGGATTGCTGCGTCTAAACCCCGATAATATGTCCGCTCAGGGATGTGAAGATCCATGTAAATCTGTTTGTCGTTTCGTTCGCGCCGGTCACAATACTTGGCCCACAGGATTTGCCGCTTGTATGCGTTCAGCTTATTCATCGCGGCTGCCACATGGGTCAAATATGTCACGGCATCCACGTGCCGTGTAACGTAGTTCTCAACCGGTTCCGGCCGTTTTCCCGTGAAACTCTTCATCTCGAAGGAATATGTGGCCGTAACATTCGGTATGAATCGCTCATCCGCCAGGCGGGCATTACGGCGGTACTCCTTCAGCTCTGCCTCGACATTTCTCTTGGTTTGCTCTTTATTGTACGGGATCAGTTCCATCATGCGGCCACTCTCCTATGCTATAATCAATTGTGAAGTGATTCAGGAGAAAGGCCGTGCTCGCGGTCTTTTTTGTTACTCAGAATCGTCTTTTGATCAGAAACCACGATAAGTCAGTACAATGAATCGAAAAATGAATCCAATGCACAGGCCAAACCAGATAAACAGTAACGGAGTCAAAATGATCACTTTCCACGCCGATCCGTACCAGAGCCATTCAATAATTTGTCTCATCTGGCGCCTCCACTCGTTCCAGCTCAAACCCCTGGGCCATAAATCCGTTGCCCCAAGCCGCTGCATCCGGCTCGTCCCCCAGAATCGTCTTGCCTGGGAGCGTGAGATCAATCCAGCCCTCTGCCGGCCAGTCAACGTCCTCGATTTGATAAACCTTGCCATGATACTCAGGGAATACCTTCCCGACGTAACGCACGAGATCACCCTTCTGTAACTTCTGCATGTTCTTTCGGCCTCCTCTTGATCAGCTCCACCTGTTCTGGCAACACCTTGCCGCACGCTCGCCATCGAGTCACTCGGCTCTTGCCCTGATAACTCTCGGTGCCATCATGCACGCCCAGAATCAGATAATCGGTCCAATCCTTGTCATGCCAATATCCCAGGACGCGGCAGGCAACACCGTTGTATCGGACCCAATCGCCGCGCTCATAACTGGCCATGCCGCTTCACCCATGCTCTTAGTCTGGCAGCCGCTGTTTCGATCATATGTCAATCAGGCTTTCGACGAGACGCCGCAACAGCTGCGAACTTGCCCAGTCAACTGCAATGGTAACGGCTGCCGAATCCTCAACACCGTGCTCCCGCATCAGCTTGTACCAGGTGCCCATCTGACGTTTCTCAGCAGACGAAAGGTTCCAGCCTTTAGCGGTGGCATCAATCCACCGATCGCTATTCATTGGCATGTCCCAGCTTTCGGCCACACCACTGACAGAAATTAGCCGTATCCAGCAGTTGATGCTGATACTTGAACTCTCCCTTAGTTAACGGGTGACCCGTTTGCTCGTCATGACATTCTATACATGTCTCCTGCTCATCGGTTAACGGTGTCGATCCCGAACCCTTTCCAGCGGCGAGTGCAGCCGCAAATCGTTCACGGTATTCGGCTTCTTCTTGGTCGGCCACGCCTGGATAGGCAAATTCGTCATCCTTGTATAAATCTTTAAAGCTATCAAGTAAATCGTCAAACACGTCCTGTACTGTTTCAGCCATGCTGCGCCTCCAGTAAATCCGGGTTTTCATAAATATTTCCGATGACCTCGCACGTTTCACCGTAAGCTTGAATCGTCGCCAGCACGTTGGCATCATAATCAAACTCACTCGGCACGTGATCCAGATCGAAGGCCGGATAGCCTTTATCGCCAAACCACTTGACCGGCGCCACAAACGATTCGCCGTCCTCTGCGGTGACCTTAACGATATCGCCCTCGTAAATCTCCTTGCCGTCCTTGTCTTTGAGTCCCGTGTACTCGTTGATCTCGACATTTTGTGGAACGGACTGCCAATCAGGCCCAT